ACTCACCTTCGGGAACATGACGACTAGCATCCCAGTTTTCTGAGTACCCTGCCGCAGCCGCAGTGTTCTTAGTGATAGACACATAGTCGCGCATGGTTGATTGGGAGATACCCAGTACCCCTGCCGCTCTTGCTGAGTTGCGACCACATTCTTCCCACACTTTCATAGCTTCGCGATGACGTTCTGTCTTGGCGTAATCTACTAAATTCATATTATCCTACTACCGCCGCCGCCATAAAAATTGCAGAACCCGCACATATCGCAAGCGCAAACAGAGCAATGAGTAAGTTCTTCATCTCGCGTTGTCGCTGCAATTTCTCACGCTGTAGTTTCAGAAGCTCACGCTGAGCCGCAGCTCTTCGGTCACGTTCCTCTGATCTAACCCGAAGCATTTTGTGATAAAGCGGAGTCTTGCCCTGCGCCATAAACATCTTTTTAATTTTAGCCTCGTACTCATCACAGGCAATTTCTGCTTGTATTACTTTCAAAGCATAAGACTCGACCGACTCTGCGCCGTAAGCCCCATTAGGCTTGCGCTTGTGTTCTTCCTTAGCTTCTTGGACTTTATCTTTGGCATCGTAGAAGTTGCCTAACTGATCCATCAGGCCACTCGCCTGCTGACCTGCGTCAATGGCAGACTGTATTAAATCGAAGGCTTTCTTAGCAGCCCCCAGTGCTAGTCCTATCTCAATCATTTAGTTCTACTCAGGCTTTGTAGGCCACGCTATCGTGGTAGGAAATTGAGTCTGTGACGGAACGTCTCTGAGTAATTGCCTGTACGTTGCCCATGCTGTTTTATCTACAGGCGCGTCTGCTACTTGCGTCCAATCAGATTCAGCAAGTAGTAAATTTCTTGTAGACCTAGTTTGTGCAATTTGATCTGCCTCTATAACCGTTTGTGGCGTTACCGGAGCGTTAGGTTCAATACTCAACACCTCCCCACTTTTTACATACGGCTCATAATTATCATCATTAGTACCGTAATAAAGAACATCGCCTGCTGTATTTCTTCCGACTTTGTAGCTCATGGCGTAACCTCCCATATAGTGATTGATGACGCGCACCTGCTTCCGTATTTTGCGCCAGTAGAGTTTCCATTACTATTTACTCTGAATGGAACTATATTGGTTTGTTGATGTCCTGCTCTAACCTTAAAGGTAAGCGCGCTAGTCCCTCCCGCAACAACGTGATGCGTTAGCGTCATCACTCTCTGGTTAGGGGCTGTTGTCCCGCCGTCTGCGGGGTCGTCTGCGGTGGCTGCTAGTGCGTTAGCGGTAGAGTCTACAAATAAAGCCAATGTTGCACCAGTTGTTGCCAAAACCAGTAGCGACACTTGTATAACCAATATATTAGCGGCGTTAGTTGGTGTTATTGAAAGAGAAAGATACTGATCGCCTTCAGTGTTCTGTGGTATTGAGTTGTCTGATGGTAGTATTGTAGTCCCTCCTGCGTAACTTCCCTGTTGAGAGTACTTTACTTGCGCTACGGCAGACGCAGGCACAGCGCCCCAAGATGCCGCACTTCCATTAGTAGTTAAGAACTTACCAGAATTTCCTGTTTGTGAAGGCAGAGAATCAACGCCAGTTAATGCCGAGCCATCACCTGTAAACGCTGTAGCTGCTACCGTGCCTGTGAAGGTTGGGTTAGATAAACCTGCTTTAGCATTAACTTGAGTCTGTATATTAGAGCTAACAGTATCAATAAAGTTAATAGTTGCCGCGCTATCTGCGATGTCTCGTGACTTGCTCATTATGGAGTCTCCGGCCAATCAGTGTCTTGTAAGTTTGGGAAGTTTGCGTGTTTGGTAATGTCTCGCAAAGCCTGTCTGTAAGTAGCCATCTCAGCCGCCATTGTAACATCAGTGAGGGCTGTCCAATCCGTCTCAGCAAGTTTAGCATCACGTTGAGTCCTGACAGACGCAGCAGCCTTAGCATCTAGATCAGCCTGATAAGCCGCCTCATGCTCTGCCTTGGTTGTAGTAACGCCATCTTCTGTGGTGTCTTGGAACATATCCACGACCTTCCACGCCTGCACCCAGTTGCCTTTAGCGTCCTGTGTAGCACCGTCACGCACGGCCTGTGTGTAGCCTGTAGTGTCGGGCTTAGGCGCTTCTAGTACAGGGTCAATGCCAAGAGCAGCGCAGACGTTAGCGTCCCAAACTCGTGGCAGTGATGTGTTGTTGTGCATTCTCCTGACTTCGCCTTGAGTTTTCAGCTCGCCAGTTGATTGAATACGAAATTCCATTATGTCACCTATGCTATTGCTAAAAATAGGTAAGTGCCGCCACTGGCATTAAGCGCAGCAGGAGCAGATGAGGTTACGGTGAAGCCGCTAGATAATGGGTCTATGTAATCGGTGTTAGTGACTTCGGAGGCTGTGGAGTTCACCAGTATATATGGATCGTTACCTGCAAC